CACTTCGAGGCCGACATTGTCTATACGGGTGACGACCCTATGGATGATGAACCAACGGTGGCTATGCAATCCAAGCACATCCTCATCGACGGCGACCCACCTGTGTACCAATCGCTGTACATCAAGTTGCATCAATCTGACGTCGAGGCATTTGCTCGTGCGTACGACACCAACGTAGAACACTTAAACCCCAATCAAAATGCCTAACTACCATGGCACAGGTGAGCATAACGGCATCACCTTCAACATCGAGAACGGAGGCTACGGCCTCTCACGAGGTATCGCAGAAGTCAACGGCAAGGAACTCGTAACCGAGTGGGCTTACCGCGACGAGACTCACAGCTACCGAGCCATCCGTCAACTCATCGACAACGAAACATCAACCCCCAAATCTTAATAATTATGTCTGAAATTAACAAAGACACAGGTTCTTACTGGAACCGAGAAGGCAAGTACCAAGCAGAGTACAATGCCGCATGGGAATCACTCATCCCCGCATCAGGTGAAGCAGAGGATGGACTACCCGAAGCACTGCGTGCAATCTCCCGGGTCGGCTACGACTACTACAACAACGGGTTCTGCAACCTGTGGCGCACGTGGGATGACGGAGACACCATGATGGACTCGTACTACGAGGACTTGGTGGACTACCTCGCCTACCACGTACCGCCCAAGCTGTACAGGGAGTTCAAGGATTGGCTACCCACCATCAGCTACGGGGACATCGAGTGGGGTAGCAATGGCGACGACGTCATCGACCGCATCATCGACCACATCATCGAGCAGATGCTCGAAGAAGAACTAATCACCAAGGCATGAAACTAATCAACGACGAGGGCTACTACACAGGCCCTGAAATGCAATGGAATGTAGAGGATGTCGAGGTTACTTGCGAGCGTATGGGACTCAGCCTTACCGAGTCTGACTACGAGCGCATCCTCATTGCCTCGTTCCAAGACAACGAGTGGATGATGGAGCGAATCCAACAGGCCATCGAAACCACAGTCCAATATCTAATTGACGAAGGAGAACTACCAAATCCAAACCAATGAATACACCAATGAATCAGTTCCCCAAGGGTATGTCCCGCAGGAACAAACGACAATGCCAAGAGGGCTATCAACATGAGATGCAGGGTGCGGGGTTCAACCTCGTGGGCTGCGGTAACTGTGGCTCCGCGTTCCTGCATCGCACAGAGCACGAGGTAATTGAGTGCCCTTTCTGTGACTATCGCTCCGAGCCGTGCGACTTCCCCGACCACTTCCACGATGGCTTCGCTGACTCAGCAGAGTTCCACGACCCCGAGCCAAGCGTGGACAAGGAAGCAATCGAAGACCTCTGCCACAAGGTAGCGGACATCAAGTACGACCTGCAAGTAGTGCTAGATAAACTATACGGACTAGACAGCAATCATCAATCCAATGCCTAAGACAAAAGACATCGCTAAACTCCTCGTCATTGGCGAGGACTTCATGGAAATCATGGACGACTACATGACGCGTCAGGACGACCCTGACTTCGACGTAGCCGTCGAGATAGACGACCTGTACACAAGCCTTGCAAACCTTTACTACCACCACCATGACACGATTAGAAAAGCTTGAGCGATACGTCGATGCAGTAGTGCAGGACATGGATTGGAAAACCATGTACGAATACATCTATGTCAGTCTGCTGTACGACCTCGAACACTCTACAACAGACGAAGAACTTGACGAATTGTATAACGAATACTTTGAGGACAACGAAAATCAATTAAACCCAAAAGACAATGAGTAACGAAACAGAATCAGACATCAGAGGCTACGTCAGCAACTGCTTCAACCACAGGGGCTACAAGTTCGACGGCGAGACCCCCGACGAAAGCGCATACCAAAGGCTGACCGCCCTGTTCAAGGAGTACGACCTAGACCATTGGGACGTAGACTCTATAGCCAATACCATCGAGCATGTGGTAGCGGAATACATCATGGATTACTCCCCACAATTTACAGACGATGACGAAGAAACAACTGCTTGAATACGTCAATGGATTGCCTGACGAATCGGTTGTATCTGTCAGGGTTGACCTTGGTTCAGGGCTTGTAGTTACGGCAGAGCCAAAAGCATATAACATCGTAACCCATGTATACGAGCCTATCGAAAGCGTGGCTGGACAGAAATGGGGTGAATATGAAATTCTAATCGAGGCAAAAAAGAAAAGGCAATGACTAGTAAAGACATCCAAAACTACATCGAGGTTGACCTCGGCAAACCCCTGCGTCACGACCCTGAAATGCTCCTCGAAGCAACACAGGAAACCGCATCCACCTTTGACCTTGACGAGTGGGGAGTCCTTCGCTTGGTGCTTGCCAACGAACCAATGACTGGCACACACAGCTACGGATTCCACACTGCATACGGCAGAGCAATCATTGACAACTTCAAATTTATTTACCAATCATGAACAAGAAAAGACAAGACAATCTCTACAACGCCGTTGAGGACGCACTCATTCGGTTGTGGAAAGAGGGTAAGGTCGTTCGGTCTTCCAACCCTGACACCAAGAGCGGCGAGTACTACTACACCACAGCAGAGAAGGCCAAGGCCGCAACAGAAAGCAACCCTGCACTAGGGGGGTACATCACTTACAAACAGTTTCAATCTCAAATCAACTAACATGATTTTCAATCTATTCAAACGCAACACTCGTGAAGAGTTCGACTACCGCTCGGGCGGTATGTACATCAAGCGAGTCCCCAACCTGCGAGGAGAGCCCGGCATGCGGGTGCGTATCGAGGTGGGCAACAAGGACTTCATCTCTCTGTCCAATGCCTTGCACATCGGCAGGTCAGCACAGCTTTCCAAGCACGAGGCTGACCCGGAAAACAATTTCAAGTTCAACAGCCGAATCAACCAGCAAATCAACACGCTTCGATACCTGTCGACATCGCTTGTCAATGAGCATCGAGCAAAGAAAGGCAAGGAACCTCTTGCTATTATGGATTCCGATGACTAACTTTATCAACATGGAAGAGTACATCTTACAGGAAGACACTGACAATCAGTACGTTGTGTTCGTCACATACGAGTACCATCCGTACCGTCCTGACAGTGACGTCGACCCCGGTAACCCTGAGTACGTGGAGGTTGACCGCGTGTACATCAAGAGCACGCGCCCCGTTGTCGAGCCCAACGTGGTGCCCGAGGAACCCATCGACATCACGGACTTCCACCTCGCCACCCTCATGGACTTCGCTGCTCTCGAGGAGCAGATTCTAGAACACCTAAATTCATTTAAGTAATGACAGATTTTGAGCAACGCAGATTCCTTGTCGGTTGGTCTGACGACGGCAAGGATTACGCCACGATGGTGTGGCTGTGCCAAGTGCCGACCGAGCACAAGGGATACAGCATCAACGCACTCAAAGGCACGTCAGACCTGTTTGTTGTCGCACCCAATGGTGGTGTAGTGGGTAACGCCAAATCATACGAGGTATGAGCGGGCACTACACACTTCGATACCACCTAGCTCGCGGCAGGAACTACAAGAAGTGGCAGCTCAAGAAGATGTCTCCGGTGGGCAAGTTCGCTATGGCGACAGAATACCACAGGCCTGACGGATTCGTTGCGCTGTTGCACAACTGTAGACTACGCAACCACGGGGCTGTTGCCAAACGAATCCATGACGGCATGAATAAAACCGTGTGTGCATGGGTGGAGTTCGACGACTACCACATGGTCAAGGGTGAGCATCTGCCCCGAATACTGATGGGTCAGACCGACAAGAGGTACATGTACAATCCGCGCAAGCACCCACACTGGGTAAGCGGTGTGTCCGACAACGAGGACAACGCTGTGGTTCCCTTGATGCTTGTACACAATCGAAACTTGTATGGAATCGCAGAGTAAACTTGCAATGTACAAGGCATGCTACATGCACTTCATGTACGGAGGCTCGACCGTGTCCCCATGGAACAGCCATGTGCCAACAGAAGGATACATGCTTGGGCGTAGTGACCTATCCGAAACCATCCTAGTGCAGTCAGTCTACAATCCTGACATGGCTGCGCTTGACCTTCCCGCAATCCAAGTACCACGTCAATCATACGTGTCCAACCTAGCGATTGCATGGACGATGCAGATGGACGCCATCACCAAGCTCAAGCAACACAACCTCAGGTCCAAGATGTATGTAGGTACATGGGACAACAAGGAGGGCGACACCGAGGTCGACATCTCACAGCTGTTCGATGACAAGGAGGAAGCACTAGACAGATGCAAACTCCTTGGGGAGAAGTGTGTGTGGGACCTCAAGAACAACGTAGAAATTTACCCCTAATTCAAATCAACATGTCTAATTTCAAGAGACGTTGGTCACGGAAGGAAGTGGCCACTGCTACGGAGCACATCACAAACGACGTGCCCCTCACATTCAACAACCCAACCATCAACAAGGTGGCTAAGATTATCGGACGCTCACCCGAGGCGGTGTGTGCCAAGATGACTCAGCTCCGCATCGAGAACCGCAAGTGCATCACGCTCAACACCAAGGAGCGCAACGCAGCTGTGCTTGTCATGTCCAAGATGCTGTTCCACGATGAGGTTGACGGCGAGCTGTACTTCAAGCTTATGCGCATCATCCATGAGAACTCGGTGACAGTTCGATGACAAAGAGACAATGGCGCAGGCATCTGCTTGTACTAAGGGTTGCACTAACGCTATACATCTCGTTCATTATCAAGATGTTATGGTGGCGATGGCAGTGATGTGTTGAAAACTTTTCTTCGCATCCTGCTGTCAAATCCTTGACTTTGTCAGAAATCATTCCGAACTTTACCCCGATAAATCGGGAAAAACACAATTCAATTTCACATGAAAACAATCATTCACAAGCTCTCTGACGTGCAGGCACGACTGAAAGCACCCAAGGGACAATTCAATTCCTTTGGCAAATACAAGTACCGCTCGTGCGAGGACATTGTAGAATCTGTAAAGCCCCTTCTAACAGAACATGGTCTCGCTCTCGTGATGAGTGACACTATCGTAGAGACAGGTGGCAGAGTGTATGTGCAGGCTACAGTGACAGTATCTGATGGCGAGGCAGAAGTATCTGCTTCAGGATTTGCTCGAGAAGAAGAGAACAAGAAAGGCATGGATGGCTCGCAAGTCACGGGAGCTGCCTCTTCGTACGCGAGAAAGTACGCGCTGAACGGACTGTTCTGTATTGATGATGGTAAGGACAGCGATGCTACCAACACGCATGGCAGCTACACCAAGCCTGAAAGAATCACTGCACCTCCTGTCGAGAATGGAAAGATTAAACCTCAGGTAGATGACGAGACTATGGAGAAGGCAATCGCCTTCATTCAGAACTCAAAGAATCCACAGCAAGCTTACGCCATGTCCGTGGAGAAGTACACCTTCACACCTGAGCAAGATTCCGAACTGCTCGAGACAGTCAATAAGACCGTCGTGGCTAAAGGTGCTAAGAGCAGAGCGAAGAAGTAATGGAGTTCTCTCTCAAGCTACAGGAGAAGACAGGCAAGAGCTATCTGTCATACAGCTCAATCAAGAATGCGCTCACTGACATGCGTGCCTTCGAGCTGTACATGGCCGGCAAGCTGACGAAGGAGTCTCCGGCTCTCACCTTCGGCTCGATGTACGACATGATGTTGTTCGAGCCCGACAAGGCCAAGGCTACCTATCAAGTCATCGACCATGACCAAATCATGGAGAAGATGAGCGACAGAGTCAAGGACCTGAAGAATCCCAAGAGCTCATCAGAGTACAAGGCAGCAGTGCAACAGCTCATGACTGAAGCCATCGAGGGAGACAAGCAACTAGTTGATGAGTCAGAGTGGAAGACAGCTCACTTCATGGTGAAGCGATTGATTGACTCAGGCATCAAGGACGGATACCTGATGGGTGACTATCAGGTTGAGTTCAACGAGTTCATCGACGACATCCCAGTACGTGGCTTCTTCGACTGCAAGGGAGCGGAGTACGTGTCCGACAGCAAGAGCACGCGCTCGATACCGGGATTCAAGTACGATGTAAACAAATTCTCCTATGACATTCAAGCGTATATCTACACGCAGGTCGCGGGTACTGATGACTTTTTTTGGGTTGCTCAGGAAAAGACGTACCCGTACCCGGTGGCTGTGTATAAGGCTAAGGAAGAGACGATTCTGAGAGGGCAGTTCAAGTTCGAGCATGCCGTAGCCAAAATAAAAGATTGGCTTTTCCTTGACAAACCCGTAGTCAATGACTACATTTACGAAGAAATTTAATTCAACATTCTATTCACATGGATACAAACAACAAACCAGCAGACCGCGTTTTCATCGGTGATGTAACGCAAGTCAAGTCATCAGCTCGTGTCAAGTTCACCCTTGCCGAGTTGGAAGAGATGAAGAAGTACGCAACAGACAAAGGCGCTGTCTATGTCTCAGTCGTGTTGACTCCTGACAAGGAGCGCTTCTCAAAGTCGAACGCTTGGGCATCCGTCTACGACCCACGTGCCGAAGGCGCTCAGCAAACCAAGTCGAACGACGTACCGTTCTAAAGGGTAAACTGTTTCATGATGTTAGGGGGTGGCCTTGGGTTAAGGGCTGCCCCCGCTTCATCTCATGAGAGACATCTACTACTACGAACTAAAGCTCCGGTACAAGAAAGGCAAGAAGGTAATCAGAGAGTACAGCGCGAAAGACTATGCTGTGACCAGTGCGGAAACTGAAGAGGACATCCTCAGGGGGCACACATGGGACAGGATGCACCGCAAGTACTACGGACCTAGATACGATGGCAAAGTCGAAATCAAAATTGAAGAGATACTCTCCAAGAAGAGAGTGGGTTCCAAAGTACGAAGTCAAGCGCCGTGATGTCGGCGACCTCATCAAGGTGAGGGACTCGTACTACCAAGCTATTGGTTACCCGTTCGACCCACATAACCGAGAGCAACGCAACGTCATCTTCCGGGTGGCGTTTGCAGAGGCAATGTTCCACTACTTCACAATCACGTCAATCGCCAAGGCTCTTGAGAAAGACCACAGCAGCGTGAGTTACTACGTGAAGAACTCATCACTCTACGATGGGTACTACGACTTCTACAAGATTCTCAAGGAGGCAGCTACCTGCATCTACCATTTGGAGGTGGGGAGTACAGCCTTGGGTATGAGACTCAAAGAAAATATCAAGCAGTATGTCGCAGAACTTGACGCCTGACATGTTTGAAGAAGAGGTGCGCAAGCAGCTGAGAACTATCCGTAGATTGTTGCTCGCCAAGAACGAACGATACGGCAACGCTGCGCTCAACCCAGCGCGTATCTTTAGCAAGGCTACCTCACACGAGCAACTGCTGGTTCGCATCGACGACAAGCTGAACCGCATCAAGAACTGGGGTGCAGACGACGTGGATGAGGACACACTTCTAGACCTGATGGGCTACTTGGTATTGCTAAGGATTAACATGAAACATGAAACAGGTGATAACGATATTCGAGGACATCTACAACAAGGCACCGCTGTACATCACAGTGGAAACAGCACTGCAACGCATCCAATCTGGCAAACAGAAGAAGAAGATTGAGCGTGTCCGTAGCGGGGACAAGGAAGCCAAGAAGCTCTTGCCCATCGTGCTGTGGAGCGGTGTGTTTAATGAACGCAATGACGAGTCGCTGCAGAAACATAGCGGCATCATCGTTTTAGACTTTGACCACGTTGGAGATGTGAACCAAGCCAAGTCCTGCTTGGCATACGACCAGCATGTTCTCGCATGTTGGACATCCCCAAGTGGAGATGGCGTGAAGGCAATCGTAGAGGTAAGCAATCCCGAAAGACATCGTGACCACTTCCGTTCCCTGTGTGATTACTTCCAGCGCAAGTACAACCTTGAGGTAGACCCCTCGGGTATCAACGAGTCTCGTGCGTGCTTTGAATCGTACGACAGCGACATCTGCATCAACGCATCACATACTCGCTTCGGCGGTATGTTATCGGAGCAGCCTGCAGAGCCAAGCCCTACCGAGGCGACGGGGCGTACTGATTACGAGAAGCTTCAGATAGCTGCTCAAATGATTCGGTACGCCCCCGATGGGGGCAAGCATGCAGCCTTAGTGCGTGCCTCCTACCTGATAGGGGGCTTCATTGCTGCTGGTCGGGTCGAAGAGGACGAAGCCTTTCGTGTACTCGTTCGTGAAATTGAAGCGCGGAATCCTCTCGACCTTGACCAAGCCCGCAAGACAATCGTCGATGGCATAGAGCAGGGCAAGCTCGCACCGATTGGTGAGATTACCCGTGAGCTCGAGAAGGTCAGGCACGAGATGCGGGTGAACGATGGGGACATGTCCTTCATCACATCAGACGACAGGGACTACGAGTGGATTCAGAAGTTCATCGCAGGACAGATTGAGCTTGGCCTCGGTACAGAGAACGAGAAGTTCGACGAGTACTTCAGATTCAAGCGTGAGTTCCTCATGATTAACGGACACAGCAACGTGGGTAAGACTACCTTTACGCTGTGGCTGATGGTCGCTGCATCCATGTTGCATGGGTGGAAGTGGCTTGTCTACAGTGCAGAGAACCCGACATGGGCCAATAAGATTAAGGTGATGCAGTTCTGCATGGACATGCCTATCAAGCGCATGAACCACAAAGAACTTACGGCTGCACACGAGTGGGTGAACAAGCACTTCACGTTTGTTGACAACCACAGGAACTACAGTGTTCACGACATCCTTGTCTTCGCAGAGAAGATGAAGAACTACGAGGGCATCGACGGCATCTTGGTTGACCCCTACAACGCACTGCGTATTGACCTGAGCTCACACCGTGGACTCAGCACACACGAATACCACTACGAGGCAGCCAGCGAGTTCCTCACCTTTAGCAACAAGCATCAGGTTGCAGTGTGGGTAAACGCCCACGCCTTCACCGAAGCACAGCGCAGGAAAGGTCCCGATGGGTTGCCGCTTGCTCCTTACGCTGAGGATACAGAGGGCGGTGGTAAGTTCGTGAACCGTGCCGACGGATTCATTACGCTGCACCGCAAGACACAAGCAGAGGACTGGAGTGACAGGCGTACCGTGGAGATGCACGTACGCAAGGTCCGCATGACTGAGACGGGTGGCAACCCCACCGCACTAGACTATCCACTACGATTCGAGTTCAGCAAGCAGCAGTCAGGATTCAACTTCGTGAGCCCCGGGCCACGCCTGTTCCGTCCCCTGTGTGAATTGCTTGTGGGAAAACAGATGAAGCTTTGATGTTGTAATAACCCCAATGCACCTGTAACTTGCATCATGGCACGGCGTAAAAGCATGAACCGTGGTGGCAAGAAACTCAAGTCAGGTCTTGAGGTTTACTGTTACGACAAGTTGAAAGAAGCTAAGCTCAAGTTCGAGTACGAGCCTGAGAGCTTTACTCTCGTCGACAAGTTCATCTACCCCGGCATCTATTTCAAGTCGACCAACAGGCGACCTGACATGATGGATTACTCGGGGAAGATGGTCAGGAAGATGGAGTACACACCGGACTTTGTGTCTCACGAGCACAAGTTCATCATCGAAACCAAGGGGTACCAGCGCACTCAGCACGGGTTCCCACTTAGGTGGAAGCTTTTCTTAAAGCAGATGGTTGAGACCGGGAATGGCGACTACATGTTGTTCGTGCCAAAGAACAGCAAACAAGTAGACAAAGTCATTCAAATCATCAAGGATGAAATTAAGAAAGCTAAGTGAACTGTACTCGTTCTCCACGCAGGAGATTCAGAGGCTCACAACAGAGCTGTACGAGTCGCTGCATGACGATGCAGGCAACCCCATCTCCTCTACTGAGGAGGTATCGGAGTTAGTCAAAGACTTCCGCATGAAGGTCAACATTGAGGTGGCAACTGTCAAGGATGCCTGCCTTGAATACAACCACTCATGAGCAAGAACTTCCTTAGAGACCAAGAGCTCGGTGACCTCGGGGAGCAGCTGTGGGCTGCATGGATTAACGCCAAGGGGGGTGACGCTGTCATCTCTCAGAACGGGCTAACTGAGAATGGAGAGACGCGCAACTGGGATGTGTATGACCAAACCACCGGGGTGTACTACGAGGTCAAGGTGGACATCAAGGCGCACTACTGGGCCAAGAAAAGAGGAGAGCCAGTCAATCTGTTCCTCGAATACGAGACAGTAAAAACCCACAAGCCCTGTGGGATTATGAAGACTGACGCTCAGTACTTGGTGTACATCGTGCGCAATCCGCAGGACCTTCACATCGCATACACCTTTGACTTGGAGATGCTGCGTGATTATCTTTGGGACGCACACAAGCTCAAGAGATTCCCTATTCGCAAGCCTGTGGTGCACGGAATCGGCAACGTGAATGGCTGGACACCACCTGTGCACGAGCTTGTAAACGATAAGGAGGCTGGCTTTATCAAGCTCTGCATCCTTCCACTCTCACTTCTAAACCCATCAAATGAAACAAACGTATCGGAACTGTCGCTGCTTGAGACAGAAAATCGACAGCTTGCTTCAGAGTAACGCGTCGTATCAAGCGCACAACATTGGGTCAGGAACTACCCCAGAAGAGAAAGAGGAGGTGAACCGCTACTGTTACGAGCAGTTCATCCTCCCCATCAAAGACTTGGACAAAGACTTCTTCGAGTCTATCAGCTGATAATCTTTGCGCCCCCTGCCATGGTCATACCAACCATGTCCTTTGGGTCACGCATCAGCTTCATAGCTCCGCCTCCCTCGTACTCTGCCTCTCCGCCCATCTTGCTTTGCTTGTACTCAGCAATCATGGCCTTGGCCTCGTCCTCTGAGACGCCGTGCTTCTCGACAATCATCTTGACGACCTCGGCTTCAGCAGGCATGTCCTCCATGCTATCGAGCATGCTCATGACTTCGGACTTCACCTCGCCGCCTTCTTCGTACATCATGCCTCCCTTCTT